CATCTGGTCAAGGTAAAATAGCTTCACTAATAAACACTTACAATTATTATCTACAAATGATAAGAGATGTAACTGGTTTAAACGAAGCAAGAGATGGAAGTAATCCAGATAAAGATGCTTTATTAGGATTGCAAAAGATGGCCGCTAATCAATCTAATGTTGCTACTAGACACATATTACAGTCTATGTTCTATTTAACCGTTAGAACATGCGAGAACGTTAGTATGAGAGTTGCTGACGTACTTAATTTCCCACTAACTAAAATGTCTTTAGTAAATAGTATAAACACTTTTAATACAGCTGTTTTAGAGGAAATAGAATACTTAAGTCTTCATGATTTTGGTATATTCTTAGAATTAGAGCCTGAAGAAGAAGAAAAATCTCAATTAGAGCAAAACATACAAATAGCTTTACAAGCTGGTATGATTGGATTAGAAGACGCTATAGATATTAGAGATATTTCTAATTTAAAATTAGCTAATCAATTACTTAAGTTTAGACAGAAAAAGAAACAAGAAGCAGCAGAACAAGCTCAGTTAGCTAATATACAAGCGCAGGCGCAAGCTAATTCTGAAGCTAATGAGAGAGCTGCTATGGCTGAGGTTCAAAAACAACAAGCTTTAACACAAGAAAAAGTTAGTATAGAACAAGCTAAATCTCAATTTGAGATACAGAGAATGCAAACAGAAGCTCAAATTAAAAGAGAGCTTATGGCTGAAGAGTTTAACTATCAAATGCAATTAGCTCAGATAAAGGCTAATGCAGAAGCTGGTAAAATTGCAGAAGTTGAAGATCGTAAAGACAAAAGAACTAAAATACAAGCTACACAACAATCTGAGTTAATAAATCAAAGACAAAATGATTTGTTACCAAAAGATTTTGAATCACAAGGGAATGACACTCTTGGAGGATTCAATCTAGAGCAGTTTTCGCCTAGATAAATTTTATTAATTAATTATATATTATCATATCATGTCAGAAACAGTAAAGCAAGAAGGTGATTTCAAGTTAAAAAGAAAGAAGCCTGCAATGAAAAAATTAGATGGCAAGCAAGATGTCATTAAAGTTGATTTAACACCTAAAAAAGAAGAAGATGCCATTCAAGAGCAAAGCACAGATGAAAGCGTGTTACGCACAGAACAACCCGAAGTGGAATTGCAAGAAGTGGTTGAACGAAACGAAGAACCCAAAGTCGTTACCGAAGAGGTTGTTGAACAAGAGCCAATAGTTATTCAAGAAATAACTGAAGAAGAAGAAGAGGAAGTAAAAGATTTAACAGAGCAAGTTGAACAAGCTGTTCAAGATAATCAAGAGACAGGTAAGCAATTACCTGAAAACATCGAAAAACTTGTTTCTTTTATGGAAGAAACTGGTGGTACAGTTGAAGATTATGTTAGATTAAACGCTGATTACACGAACGTAAACAACGATACTTTACTTAAAGAATATTACAAAAAAACAAGACCTCATTTAGATGCTGAAGAAATAGAATTCCTTATGGAAGATAATTTCAGTTTTGATGAAGAGCTTGATGAAGATAGAGATGTAAGAAAGAAAAAGCTTGCATACAAAGAAGAAGTTGCAAAAGCTAAGAACTACCTTGAAGATCTTAAGAGTAAATATTACGAGGAAATCAAGTTGAGACCTGGTATTACTCAAGAGCAAAAGAAAGCACTTGACTTTTTCAACCGATACAACGAAGAGCAAAGCATAGCTGCTCAACAACACGAGAGGTTTAAAGCTGAAACTAAAAAGCTTTTTTCTGATGATTTCAAAGGTTTTGACATCAATGTAGGAGAAAAGAAATTTAGGTACGGCATTCAAAATGTTGAAAAAGTAGCTGAGAACCAATCAAACATCAACAACCTAATTAAGAAGTTCTTAAATGATAAAGGTGAAGTTGTAGACGCGAAAGGTTATCACAAAGCTATGTATGCCGCTGAGAACATTGACAAAATAGCATCTCATTTTTATGAACAAGGAAAAGCTGACGCAGTAAAAGAAGTTGTCACTAATTCTAAAAACCCTAGCACTGAAACAAGAAAAGCAGCTAGTGGTGATGTTTATGTTAATGGATTAAAAGTCAAAGCTATTAGTGGTTATGATTCTTCAAAACTTAGAATTAAAACAAAAAAATTTAACAATTAAAAAAATTAATTATGGCAGTAGTCGCACCCGTATATGGGTCAATTAAACCGTCTCAGAAGCAACAACTTCTTGAGTCAAATTATTTAAACTTTACAGACGGATCTGGAAATGATTTCGCACAACAGTATTTACCTGAAATTTATGAGGCTGAAGTAGAGCGCTATGGAAATAGAACTTTATCTGGTTTCTTAAGAATGGTTGGAGCTGAAATGCCAATGTCTTCTGATCAAATCGTATGGTCTGAGCAAAACAGATTGCATATCGCTTATGATAGCGTAACAAAAGCAACAGATACAACTTTAACATTCGCTTTGAATGCTACAGCTGGTCCTAACTTTGTACAAAACGTTATTTCTAAAAACCAAACATTAGTAGTTATTGATCCTGCAACAGGACAAGACTTAAAAGTTTTTGTAACAGATAGTGTTAACACTTCTTCTACATTAGCTACTATTACAGTGAAACCTTATACTGCTGCTGACATGGCTGCTTTATCTGGAACTGCTGGAGCACTTAAAATCTTCGTTTACGGTTCTGAATACAAAAAAGGAACTACAGATGCTGATATTAAGTCTGTAACACCTTCTTTCACTCAGTACTCTAACTCTCCAATCATTATCAAAGAGAAATATTCTATCTCTGGATCTGATACTGCTCAAATTGGATGGGTTGAAGTTGCTACTGAAGACGGTGCATCTGGATACTTATGGTATTTAAAAGCTGAGTCTGAAACTCGTTTACGTTTTGAAGATTACTTAGAAATGTCTGTAGTTGAAGGAGAATTAGTTTCTGGAGCTTCTACATTAGATACTGTTGAAGGTATCAAAGGTACTGAAGGTTTATTTGCAGCTGTACAATCAAGAGGTAACGTATTAAACAACTTTACTGCAGCTTCTGGATTAGCTGACTTTGATAGCATCTTGAAAAACTTAGATACTCAAGGAGCAATTGAAGAAAACATGTTATTCTTAAACAGACAAACTTCTTTAGATTTTGATGATATGCTTGCTGGTTTATCTGCTGGAGCTAATGGAGGTACTGCTTACGGATTGTTTGAAAACTCTGCTGAAATGGCGTTAAACTTAGGTTTCACTGGATTCAGAAGAGGTTCTTACGATTTCTATAAGACTGACTGGAAATACTTAAACGATGCTTCTACTCGTGGTGCTTCTAACGGAGCTGGACAAGTAGGATCTGGTATCGATGGTGTATTAGTACCTGCTGGAACTTCTACAGTATACGATCAAATCTTAGGAACAAACATCAGAAGACCATTCTTACACGTACGTTATAGAGCTTCTCAAGCTGACGACAGAAGAATGAAATCTTGGATCACTGGTTCTGTAGGTGGAGCTTACACTTCTGATCTTGATGCTATGGAAGTACACTTCCTATCTGAAAGATGTCTTGTAGTTCAAGCAGCTAACAACTTCGTATTGTTTACTGCATCTGCATAACAACAACTTGTAATTATTACCCTCGTTGTACTGACGGGGGTAATTTTTACTTTTATAAACTATTTAATCTTATTATATTATGGCTAAAAAAGCTACCGCTTCTACAGAAGAAGTATTTGAAGAAACTATGGTTGTTGAACAACCTAAAAAAGAAACACCAAAAGCACCTGCTAAACCAGCATGGGAAATTAAAGATAGAACGTATTATTTAACAGGAGCACATAGCCCTTTAACGTTTACTTTGCCATCAAGACATACGTCTAGATACCCATTGCTATGGTTTAACAAAGAAACTGGTGATCAAAAAGAAATTAGATTTGCAACTAATCAAAATTCTCCTTTTGTAGACGAACAAAAAGGTGAAGCAACATTGGGGCACATCATGTTTAAAAATGGTACCTTATTTGTACCAAAAGAAAAACAAAACTTACAAAAATTATTATCTCTTTACCACCCAGGTTTAAATATTAAGTATGCTGAATTTGATGCTATTTTAACAGCTAATAACGAATTAGAAGACTTAGATATTCAAATCGATGCTTTAGTAGCCGCAAGAGAAATAGATGTTGATCAAGCTGAAGCTATTTTAAGAGTTGAAATTGGATCTGCTGTTTCAGGAATGAGCTCTAAAGAAATTAGAAGAGATTTATTATTATTTGCAAGAAGAAATCCAGAATTGTTTATTCAATTAGCTAATGATGAAAATGTACAATTAAGGAATTTTGCAATTAAAGCTTCTGAAGCTGGTATTATAAAACTATCACAGGATCAAAGAACGTTTATGTGGGGTACAAACAACGCTAAACTAATGACTGTTCCTTTTGATGAAAATCCATACTCAGCTATGGCAGCATTCTTTAAGACTGATGAAGGCGTAGAGATCTTTAAGTCTATAGAGAAAAAATTTAAATAGTACGTAATATTAATATATGGGGTGATTAATTTCGCCCCTATATTATAATAAAAAATAAAATGGCAATAAACGTAGATACAGTTTACAAAACAGTTCTGTTAATACTCAATAAAGAACAAAGGGGTTATGTAACACCTGATGAGTTTAATAAGATAGGTACACAAGTTCAATTAGAAATATTTGAAAAGTACTTTGAAGATCTTAATCAACAACTACGTGTGCCGCAAGCTGACAGTGAATATGCTGACAGACAAAAAAACATTGACAATAATATATCCATATTTAAAACTATGGGTGATTGTACGTATAATGCTGGAGGTTATTTTTTGCCACCAAGTAATACACATAGAATTGGTACAGTTATATATAAAGATGAAAAAGAATTGCAAAGAGTTCAAAGAAATGAACTTCTTAATATAAATCTTTCTAAATTAACAAAACCAACTACAACTTATCCTATATACGTTTACGAAGACGGGACAACTACAAACCCTCCGCGTATATATGTTTATCCAAAAACTATAACTACAGCTTCTGATATAACGGTTTCTTATGTAAGAAAACCAGCTAACGTTGTTTGGGGTTACCAGCAATTAGGCGGTGGAACCTGGACTTCAGGTCCATATATATATAATCCTGCTACATCTGTTCAATTTGAATTAGATGCTACAGAACAAACAAATGTAATAACAAATGTATTATTATACATGGGCATTGTTATTAAAGATCCCCAGATAATACAAGTTGCAGCACAACAAGCACAAGCAGAAGAAGTAAATAAAAAAAGCTAATAGATTATGTCTAAACCAAATAACGGCTTAATAACCGAAACAAATAGCCAATATTACGCTGGATCACAGAGTTTTACTACTGTAGCAGGACAA